TATTTTCTAATTTATTTTGAATCTCTTACGAGAAGCTTACGTTACCATTAGTAATAGCAACATTAGCCAAGTAGTCAGCTGCGTTACCAAGTGACGACGCAGTATTTGTTAGCTCAACATAACCATAACGAGTCATGAAGCTAACTGTTGGTTCGAATGTTGACGGATCTAGTACAACGCCAGAGCTCATAAGTGGGATATATGGGCAGTAGAACGCCGCAGCGTCTGATTCTGCAGAACCCTTATAACCAATAAGAACTGGTGTAGCATCTGAAGCATATGTATCAACATATACTTTCATTGCGTTGTTCAAAGTACCTACAAACTTGGTGTTTGTTGGTGCTTCAAATGTACCTTCAGTAGTACGTGCAAACGCAGAAGTAGTTGCTGACTGTAGGATTGTTAGCGCGAATGGGCTTACAACACTCCAGTTACCAGCGCCACGACGTGTGCGTTGTGCGATTAGGTTTGACGCGCGGTTGATTTGAACTGCAAGTGCTGCGTGCTCATCACCAACGAACGTAGCAGTACCCGATACTGCTGCCTGATCGTATGTTTGTACTGCTGTACCTGAAAGTGAACGTAGTGACTGTAGAACTTCCTGGTCGATTTCAGCAGTAATTTCTTGTGCAAGAGCAGCCATGATTTCTGCTTCTACATCGATGCCGTGCTGCGACTGTGCATCTTGCGCAGCTTCAAAAGTCCAACGTGCTGATAGCTTACGTGTTTTAGCTTCAACAGTTTGCTTTAGGATCTGGATGCTTAGTCTGTTACCTGCAATGCCTTCTTGTGCCGCTGTAGGTGACGCACGTCCAGTATCAACTGAGCCATTGTTATATGACGAGCCGGAATATGCTTCAGCAATTTTGAATGGGCTTAGAGCTTCATCACCTGCTGTTGCGCCTGCTGCGCCAGTACCCGCTGTGTCGCTGTAGCGTACACGTAGAGTATGGATTTGACCAACTGGACCAGTCATTGGCTGTACACCAACTAGTTCGTTAGCAATAACAGTTGGCATAACACGTCTGATAACTGGTAGGATAACACGGTTAAGTGTTGCTACGTTACCAGCTGATGTGCCGCCTGCTGTAGCAGTTTCTGAAAGATACCTACGGGTATTCTCTAGCGTTGCTGCCATTACGCTTTTCTTATTTCCGTTTAGACCTTCAAGAAGGGCTACCTTCGTATCGTGCCAACGGCTTTCTAGTAGTTCTGACATGTTTGTCTCCTTAACTTAATCCAGCTAGACGTCTAATGTCTAATACATTGTCGCCTGCGTTACTACTTGCTTTTGTTTGTGTTTCACGGTTGCCCGTTATCTCTTTGCCTTCTGTTAGTTTTGCCTTCTTCTTCGCTGGAGAGTTACCGTCAATAACTGCCGGTAGGTACTTCTCAAAAGCAGATTGTAGTCTGCCAGTTTGAACTGATTCCAGTAAGTCTGTCATAATTTCCCTTTGCTCTCTTCCAAGAGGGTTTAGTAGGGAATTTAATTTCTTTTCTCTAGTTGCTGATTCTACTAGACGCTGTTTTTCAGCTTCTTTTGACTCAGCAAGTCTGAGTGATTTCTTAGCAATTACTTTTGCTTCTGATAGTTGCTTGTCCTTAACAGCAAGTACTTTCATTAGCTTTGCAGTTTCTGACTTCTCATTTAAGTGTGATGAGCCATACTCTGTAGAAAATGCTTCGAATATTTTACGACCGAAGTCGTTTTCGCGTGCTTGATCGATATCTTCTCTCAATGAAGTAATTTCTTTGTTCAGTGTTTTTGACACTGTTTCAGAAACTAATTCTGCGCTTCTTTTGATAAAGTTAGATTTAACTTTACCAAAGTGTGTTTTAGCTTCGCGTACTAGACGTACTTTTGTTTCAGCTAAATCTTTTTTGTCTTCATAAAACTCTGATATTTCTGAAGATAGAGCTTCAACTACAAATTCTTCAAGCTTGCTATAGCTTTCAGCCATTGCCTTCTTGTCGTTGCGTAGTTCTTGAATTTCGCTTTGAAGTTGATTAACTACAAAGCCTTTTAGAAGTTCAGCATTTTCGCGCATCTTAACAGCGTACTTGGCTTTTTGCTCAGCTAGCTGCTTACGATCTTCTGCGAATTCTGCAATCTCTTCCGAAAGGCGCTCAGTTAATAGAGCATCAATAGCTTCCACCATTACACTCTTATCGTGCTCGTACTTCTGTGCGAACTCTTCACGTAGCTCAGATGTTACCGCTTGACGGTTTTCTCTAATCTTCGTGTCCCAAGCTTCTTCAATTTGAGCTCTGATGTCTTCGGAAACAACGTCGTTTTCGAAAAGTGTTTTCAGTGCATCCAACATAATTTTCTTCTCCTAATTATTGGAGTTTGTTGATTATATTAATCAACGATTCCTTTAGATATTTCTGTGCCTTGTGGTCGTTCTTAGTTGCCTGTGCTAGTTCGTATGCCTGATATCCCCCACGAGCATTCATTAGATGCTCATAAATAGGTGTTGGATATGCACCAGGGGCGCTAGGCTGGGCCACAACGTCCACAGTGATTATTTCAAAATCGGAAACTTCTCCGGATCCGTCTTCTCTAACGTTGCCGCTGCCGCGCGACGAGACACCTAGTTTAACGCCGCTTTCCAGCATTGTTTTAACTAGGTTTCCCATCGGTGTTGGTAGAATTTTCATTTTCCCATAACCGTTTGGGCCATCCATCCACATTTCGTTGATCATATGGCTTACACGGTCCAAGTTTATATTAAGGCCTTCTGGATGATCAACTTCTCCGAGAACACTATATCCTCCAGTTATCTGATCATTGAGAGTCTTGACAGCCCTGCCTATTTCGTTTACAGGATACACTCGCTGATTAGCATTGCGGATCCCACCTTGAATGACAATCCCCTTCATGTGAAGGTTCTTACCATCTTCAGTAGATTCTACAACCATTTTAGCTTGGTCGAATGTCAAATGCTCTCGTAAGTTTTTCATTCCAATAACCCCAATCTTGCTTACTTAGCTCTCGTGCTTACTTTGTTAAGTGTGCTCGTTGCAGCTTTGTCAGCAGTATCTGGCTTACCTTTCTTTTCGGCGCCATGTCCTGGCTCTGACTTTTTAAATCCAGTCTTACCAGCTTTACCACCAGGAACATTAATATTCTTAGTATTCATGTCCTTCGGGTTTTGATCTGAAAGTGCTGAGCCTTTGATATTGCCACCTGGCTTACCTGCTTCACCGCTATTTTCAGTATCTGTGCGAAGAATGTTAGATGTTGTACCACCCATATCATTCTTTCCTGCCACAAGCGACTTAGTGTTTGTACCGTTGTCGCCCATTTTACCGTATGAGTCGTACTTGTCACCGCCTACTTTTTCAACATACTCGCGCATTTGCTCGCTTGCGCTTTTTGGTGATTTCTTTGTTTCTTTAACTTCGTCGTCGCTGTCGTCATCATCGTCATCTGATTCAAATGAATATGCTTCTTCTTCTGGCTCTTCGTCGTCGCCGCCGAAGTCCATGTCGCCATCTTCTTCGTCGTCGCCGCCCATGTCATCCATGTCGTCTTCGCCGTCATCACCTGACATCATTTTTTCAAATTCAGCTTTTAGGTCTTCTAGTGCGTCTTCTAGGTCTTCAACACGATCTTCAACATCGCCTTCACCTTCGTCGTCCATGTCCATATCCATGTCGCCGTCTTCCTCGCCGTCGTCCATGCCAAGGTCGCCTAGCATGTCGTCAGTTGGATCGCCACCCATTGCTGGATCTGCTTCAACTTCAAACTCGTCTAAGTCAAAACCTTCTTCTAGGTCATCGTCTGATTCGTTTGTTTCTTCATCGTCATCAGATGACTCACTAACATCGTCGTCATCTGACTCTGTAGTATCTTCGTCATCTGCTTCGTCTAGGTCATCTTCCTCTGCTTCTTCGTTTAGAAGTGACTCATAAATATCTCTTGATTTCTCTACCACGATATCGTGGAATAATTCTTTAGCTTCTTCTGTGTTTTCATTAATTAGAAGCTTTAGCATTTCTTCGAACTTGCTACGATCTGCCATTGGGGTTTCTCCTGTAAATACTATTGCACCGCATTGGTG